GAATTAACCTTTAGATCGTCCCAACTTAATCCATCAGTTTGTTCAACAACTATCTTAAATGAACTGATATCACCCCTGATCAATGCATTTGCATCAACCTCGATAACATTAGCACTTGATTTCTTCAATGCTTCCATCCGGTTTAAATAACAATCTACCCATACTGCCCAGAATTCCCGATCGCGCGGGCCATATTTGGGGGTATTCATAAAGGGGGTTCGACAACAGGAATCGATCAACTCTTCGCGATCCCGGCGCACCACTACCCACGTAGCATCTGGGTATGAATGATGCCAATCACGCCACATCAGGAGCAGTTTAGCATCCTTATACATCCACGGAGGCCCCTTAGGTATCTCGAAGTAACCATCGTCTACTAGTAGTCTATCAACAAGAGATTTGAGGTTAACGCCCGATGAGATATCATGGGGGGGCAGGGGGTGTATACCAAGATGATCCGCACCCAACATAGATAATGCAGTCTTCATAAGACCATCACGCAAATAACGATTTTCATAAAATCCATTCAGGTTTTCAGAACTGCCGGGTTCAGTTGTACCAGACCAAGCGCCACACTCATGTAAAAGATGGGCAACCATGGAGGTACCAGAACGGGCCACACCCGTCACAAATATTGGTTGTGGGGTCATTAGTTCACCTCCTTTTCTACATAATACATGCCATTCGAGATTAAATCCCGTGCGTCGACGACATTACCTAATTCAGCTAGTTTATCACGCCACCACAAAAATGGTTTTACTGTTAAATGTAAAGGTGAACCAATAATTTGACCAAAACTGTCCGGTACCAAACAGATATAGAAAAAAGCACCTCTTTTACAGGTGTTAATAATATTTTGGAGGGTAGCCATTACATATTCAGTTGGGATATGCTCCATCACATCACAACAATAAGCATAATCATAATCATGGGCGTGGCTCACCATGGCTGGTGAATCCCATAAATTGATTTCAAAAAAATTGAGATTTACCATATTAGATATGCTATTCCGAACCTCATCATCCATCGATTGATTGGTAATATCCAACATCGTAACGCCGTAATCCTCTTTTGCCAATGCTAAACTAGCACGTGCCGTGCCGCTACCACAATCTACTATGCTACTAAATTCAAACGGTTTAACAATCTTTTTAAAAGCATTTAGACTATTTTCACCGGGGGAATGAATTCTATACCCATCCGTGTCCCAACATTTTTCATACTTCTTTTTCTCTTCTTGATGTGTATTACCCATTTTTGCGCTCCTTAATTCGCTAATTACCTAACAAGTAAAATTTATCATACCTATTTTTGTCAATCCCCATTTAAACGGTCGGCCTAGGTGTATGCTGATACCAATGCAGAGTGATGGACGCCCGCATGGTTTGCCCACCAATATTAGTTATTCGTATTAAATGTGTACCAGGACCGGGTACGAATTCACCGAAACCACCTACCACCCCGCCTGCTGCATTACCACCAGAACCACCCGGAATATATTCTGCAGGGTATGGGTCCCCCAAATCGGTAATAACCGGGTCGTGGTGTAGTGCTATATTGGATTCAACCATAGAATAGTAAGCCCTATTCCTTATAATAGCCAACGAGCCCACATTACTCGCTGTAACATTAGTAAAGAATTGTAATTCTGAATCCCTACCAACACTAACATTGTACAATAGATGTGGTGAATTATCGGGGGATATAGTGATAAGTAAATCAGCATATCCATCAGCCGCTATTATATCCCCCCATAAATGCCCCCCGATAAATGTCGTACCATCATGTGTTCTTAAATGGAAAACATCTATAACGGGTAAAGGCCAATCTGAACCGACTGGCCTTTTAAATTTAAGGTCTTGATCTTCGTAATAAATTGGTGCGGCCATATTATTCAACCACCATGGTGTTCATCAGTATGCTACACACTTCTCACAAACCGTCCCGGTTAAGTCTTTCTTTAAATGAGCCCTTCGAACCTCCTGAAATTTCTCTGAATTCCAAGCATCCATGAAAGATTCTTTTTTGAGGTCCCCAACTACAAAACGTCCATCCGCATCAAAACAACATAAGGAAAGTCCCCCGTCGGCCCTTACATGACCTTCTGTGAACGCGCTCCAACAAGGAAGAGGTGGCCTTAATTGCCCCAACCGCCCTTGATTACCGGCAGTAGGACGATAACCTAGTTCTGCCTCTCTTTGAGTGGCTACAGAACCCATTGAATAAAGCGGTAGCCAATAATGTTCATCAATATAGGGTCTAACTTTCTCATCCAGCAAAGCCTCCATTTTTCCCTGCTGCTCCCCATCATATTTAATAGAAGAAGCATAAAGACCACATTTATGATTACCCCTGATCTCAAATGCAGCTTTCATATTAGCAAAAGCATTACCATAGAGTTTTGGCTTAACACCCATAACTTCCTTAAATTGGGCATCATCAGAGGCATTGATAGACCATTTCAGTGAATCAAGCCCTGCCTCCATGCATTTTAATACCATATCAGGGAAAGCAATAGAGGCATTAGATGTTAGGAAAACATAGGGAATTTTAGCAACCTGTTTAGTAAAACGAATAGCCTCTACTAGAATATCGGGGGACATGAATGATTCCCCCAAGTAGAAAACGCCTATCTCTTGTACCCCGGCATCCGCCATTTCCATGACGATCCGTTTATATAAATTGATATCCATATCTGTATTTAATTGTTTATCCCTCGTCCTTAAAGCACAAAATCCGCACCGGTAATTACACTTATTAGTAAGTTCAATTTTTACTGACTTTGGGGCTGGTAGGATAGAGCGAAAATCTTCTACTTTGGTAATTGAATCAATCCTGTCAGTAATCATTATTATCACTCTCTACATTATTAGATGGGTTATCATTCATTCCCTTAGTGAACATAGGATCAGCACGATCTGAATTATCCCTCACAGAGTCCTTATCTGATACACTTATACCACCAGCATAAGCAATTGGAGCATATAAATTAGCATCAGACTCCTCAAGAAATGTAGCCAAATCAACATAATGCTTATAGATTTGGCTGTATGATATCTTGAGGTCACCAACTGTTTTATCGACTTTTCTGGCATATTTACCAGCTAGAGTTCTAACGATTCGAATTGCTGCTAAACGATTATTTGCTTCATTAGCGATAGCATATGCAATTTCCTCATCTTGAACTATTTTATCAGCATTATCGGTATCACCAATTAAAAATCTAACTTCATCCCTATTATTAGCGCTAGGGTCGCCGGTGTATGTCCAAGTCATTTAATGTACTATCCCAGTATTTTGATATAGGGAGCCAATAACAGCCAATAAAATTACAATGGTAGCCCCCGCTACTATTAACCATCGATTGAAATGTTTATTATCCATTTCATCTAATTTACGGAATATAGCCTTTTGTCCAGACGCGATTTCTGCATAACGTTGGGAACAAACCCTTTCGTAAGATTCAATTTTTACAAGGGCTTCCGTGGCTTTTTCCAAAGCTCTGGTATCTACATTATCTTGAGCAGGCATCATCTATCTACTAGCCCCATGTAAATTTACTTTAGTTATACCAGCCCCAGCTGTGAGTACTGCGCTGCATGCATTACCTTTTGTAATAGATAAGCCTTTAGGGAACAATACTTCACGCTGCTGATGTACATGGCCTTCCCAAATTACGTCGGTGTCATCCCTGATTTGCAATAAAAGAATTTCAGCAGCCCCCACAGCACTAGCATCGACAGAATGTATAATGTGTTGCCTATTCACATCAGCTACTTTAGTCGCTGTTGCAACACCAGCAGATGCGGTTGCAGGCTCCACCCAACCAGTTTGTTCAGCCATGAATCACCTCTGTTAGTTGATAATTGTAAGGTCTTTAAAACTTACCGCAAATTTATCCTCACTTGTTTTAACCCGCGCAATTTCGTTCTTTTTAACAATAGATGTTACTTCACCAGTTATCTCAACGCCGTTATCAATAAATGTTACCATATTACCCTTGGTAGGGGTAATTTCATTTTTTGGTTGAATTAAATCAAGTTTGATTTCAGTGGTATCTGACATCATTACATTTTCCAGAATTTCAATTCTTCTTTCAAGGCGAAGCATTCTAGATTCAATATCTGAGCCATATTGACTGGCATCGCCCTCTTCTACATCAATTTCTACATGATTGGCACTTTCCAACGAAGTTTGAACATTGATTGGTAATGAAAAATATTTAGCGGGTGGCAGAAGATCACCATACTTACGCTCTTCTCCCATTAATTTACCAGGTTTTAAAACTCTTACTATTTTACCCATAATATATGCTCCTTACGCACTACATTATTAAGTTTGATTAGCCCACGTAGGGCTGGCCTTGGTGTTCGTGTTGGTGTAAAGTTCACCAGTATCTAAAGCAATAGCGATAGAACCTTTACCGGCCCAACCCGCGCCGTCACCGGACGTACCATCTGCCGGTGTCGTAGCGGTTGTAAACAAAAACACACCATCACCAAACATAACACCGGACTTAGAGCCGATAGCACCCTTGGTAATTGATGCAACTTGTCGATTACCCATAATACATTTCCTCCTGAATAAATGTAAGAACCTACGAGAGCAGGTTCTTACATAGCTAACTTAACTTACCGTCGCACTGAAGAAATAACCAGCTGCTGCCAGCACCAACTTCTGATCATAAGCGAATTCACCCTCGATACGATCAGAAGACAGAGCTTCCATACGGAATCGTTTAGTGCGCATACCACCAGCAGCACCAGAGAATGCACTCCACACGAAGCTGTAACCAGCACTCGGCACCATGATACCGGGATTTGGGGCAACATAACAAAGCAGAGCATTTTTACCAGCGATGAAGGCATTAACGGTCGTAGCCGCACCCTCAGCAGAAGTGGTATAAGAGGCACTTGCAACCATATAACGATCCACTTCGAAGAAGCGGGCTAAGATAGCAGCAGTAATGGAATCACTGGAGGTATGCTTGAATCGTTCAGTGATCAGTGGGTGGCGTTTCAGAGCCTGATGCGTTTCATAACTCACGATCAAGGTGTTGGCCGTCAGACCGGTAGCCTTCTTGATGGTGGCCTTACCAGCATCAATATCAGCTTCCGGATCAGATGAACTATCGTCCCACTTAGTGAAGTCGGTGGCACCAACAACATCCGTTGTCCACTTACCGATACCAAAATACTTGCTCATCCAATTAACTTCTTTCTGAATCAGAAGCTGTTGCGCAACAAATTCCGATGCTGAACGATCCATATCGATCTCGGAATTAGAACGAATCTGATCAGCAATATCCTGATGCAGGGCATATACTTCAGCAGTGTAAGTTGCCGTATTAACATCGAAACCGCCACCAGCAGACTCAGTGCCGGGGGCGCGTGGTTTTGCGTTATCGCGGCGAAAATCAACCGAATCAAACACAAAATATTTATCAGACTGAAATGTAACCGGCACCGACGGAAAAGCCGATGACGCGATAAAATCAGTTGACTGCTGCATGTAGGCAACACTAACGTTGGTAAGTGCGCGGACTACATGCACATCACCGCGAGTTGGTTGTGGCATAACTAAATCCTCCTAAATTAAATTAAAAATTACTGAGCTTCAACTTTGAAGGTCTGTAAGCCAATAGTAACAGTAGCCAATTCACCGGCACCTGCGCCCTCTAGTACGATACCTGCAGCATAATCACCGAGGTCAGCACCAGTAATCGAACCCTCAACGGTCTTTGCCTCACCACTGGCATCGACACCCCAAGATTGATTGGCGACAAGGGTTTCACCTGTGCCGACAACAACCTTAGTAACACCGCTCATGCAGATCTTACCAGCAACACCAGAATCTTGATTGTCCTGTAGAACACCCAGCACAACTTCACCATCGGCATCACAAAGTGAGAATATACCATTACTGGCGCTCATTTTCACGCATTTAAACTGATTACTAGCCATGTCAGCATCGGATACAAGAGCACCGACGCAAAAGCCATTCTGTTCCCAAGTCATTTTAATAACCTCCTATTTAATTAATGAGTACGTTCAGCAAGCTCTTTCTTGGCCAACTCTGGGTTCTCATCCATGGCCTTCACAAAAGCTACCTCTTTAGTAATGCCATCACGTGCTGCGATGACGCCAGCTGCCTTTTCCAACTGGGCGATAGCAGATGTGTCATCATCACCGTCGTTATTGTGACCATACTCCTTGAAAAGATTGGTAATGTTATCATCAGCAGACTTCAGAACACGATCCAATTCTTTGTTCTCGTCATCGGACAGAGCAGCAGAAATCTTCTTCAAGATTTTACCGAAGACGTCAGACTTAACAGACAAATTCTTGAATCCATCAGCCTTGGTGATAAACTCTTTCAACAGGCGCTCGTCACGTTCTGCCTTAAGAATTTTTTCATTTTCCTCAGCCCGATCATTAGCCTTCTTGATCGCTTCGGCGTTGGTTTCATTAGCCTTCCAAAGTTCTTCCACCATCGGGCGGATTTCTTCCGTGATATCACTCAGATCAAAACTACCATCATCATTCTTCTTGATAGTGGTAATATTGGCTTTCTTCTTGATACCAGCCATTTTAGTGATGGCGGCGACAGTCTCTTCGGATAGATCACCTTCGATAGAATCCAACAGATCCATAGCCACTTCGGCTTCCGTCTTGCTTTCACCTTCCAGAATCGATTTAACCACCTTAGTAGCAAACTCGCTACCAGCCAACACTGATTTCATCAGTTCAACGTCACCTTCCATTACTGCTTTCAAGAACGCTTCGTTACCTTCTGCGAACTTAAGAACATCAACAAACTTCTTATCTTCAGCGATTGCCTTCAGGATTTTTGCCAAATCCTCATCAACATTTTTAAGGACTAAATCACCCATTGTATCACCTCCTTCACTTTTCATTATTAAAAATTTCCGCTTGTTTGCGGCCTTATCTACTAAGCTAACTTCACCGATCTTCAGTTTAGTTAATCTCGTTGCCATAACATTAACCTCTCACACCTGTGCCACCGATACTGAAGCCGGTGAATTCACCCGATTTTACCGCTTCCCAAACATCTTCATCATGAACCTTAACAGTCATGACCCATGCTCCTTTTGTAACCTGCTCATCACCGATTTTCATTATTTCCTTAGTTATGAAACTTTCAACAACTTCAACAGGCCCCAATTCTTTGTGCTGAAGACCAATGACACGTGATTTCCTCATAAAATCGTGGGCAGCTTCCTCAACATCTGCTTCGGAGATAATATCCCCATGCGCATCTTCAATTTCCGGTTCTAACACTACGCCGGTTACCAAACGTTTTTCATCATCCCGTTTTAATATCGGGCATTCTTTAGTAATTTCAATTTCCTTCCAAATAGTAATTTTAATTTCGGTAATATCATCATCCGCCACGCTATCCTCTTCCATAGCTGGTGCTACTAAATCAATTACCTGATTAACAGCATCCCGGTTATTGTCAACAATTTGACGTAGACCGGTTTCAATGTGATCAGCACAGACGAACATATGCTGAGAGCCACCAGCCCATAACATGGCCTTTATAGCTGGGTTCTCACAAAATTCACATTGACTTCCCATAACAGGATCATATAATTCTTTATCAATATCAATTTGCTTCTTAATTAAATCAGTAACATCATCCACACACGCCCCGGATATCGATACTAAATTCTTTTGTATTTTATGCCATTTACCATCATCACCCTTCTTCCAGCCCTGACTCTTCAATGCACTCCATGCTGATGCAAAAGCGCGCTCTTCACTAAGTCCTCGTTCAAGTTGACTATTCACGACGTTCCGAAACACAGACTGGGCGTTGTCGGGTAATACGCCTCTTACATTTTCTGGTAAAGCTGAA